AACACCGTGAACTCGTACTCCGGGTTCAAGCCATTCCTGCCTGCCTCGAAGAACTCGTTCCTAGTGACGGAGTTCACCTGGCAAAAGATATCCTTTTCTGTGAGGATCTCCTGCCAGATGCCGTTTGCGTCCTGCTGGTGCGTAGAACTGAGAAGAGTAATCACATCAGATCTGTCCATCTCAGTCCTCCGTTCCCCAGGTGGTCCATCCGGTCGCAGACCTCATCTGTTTCTTCTGCTCGTCATACGATGCCTTAAGGCGATCATAATCATCAGGAGACCCGAAATTGAGTCTGCAGTAAGTGATGACAGCCCGACGGACCTGACTGTTCGAGATGACTGCATTCGGACCATCTATCCCGGCAATGCCGATATCGTCCAGTGCTTCCTCGCACTTGTCTGTGAGTTCATCATCATATGCATCAGTCGTGATCCGGAGTGCGGTCTTCACCTTTGCCAGGAACGTACTATCTATTGCCATTGGTTCCTCCTTTAGTTAAGAGGGACGGCGTGAACCGTCCCTCATGCGTCATTCTTTACTTAGGAAGCTGCAGCGATATCGCACCATGCGAATGCTTCAGGATCAACAACTGCGCCGTCGCAGAGAGCCATTGCTCTGTAGACTGTGCTGCCGGATCTGAATGCTACAGACTGATCAGCTTCGATGTTGATGCCTTCGCCATAGTTGAAGACATAACCTTCTTTGAAGTTACCGAAGATGACGTGGTCCTTGTTGGCGCTCTCAGCTGTGCTGCCGCTCTTGAACTTGCATCCATCAACTGCGTCATCAAGGATGACCTTGTGACCGAGAAGTCTGTACTCGAGGCCATTCATCACTACAACACCGTTGGAATCGTTTGCCAGCGGAACGATGTATGTGAAGAAGGATTTCGCGGACATTACCCAGACAGCATCTCTGTGATATACAGCCTTTACGGCGGACATGAATGCTGACAGGTTGGCAACTGTTGCGCCTGCGATAGCTGTAGAAGCTGTGATTCCAGCCTGACCTACACCGACAGGATCATTGGTGCCTGCACCGTTGATGACTGCTGCGCAGATGGCTTTCTCCATCTTCTGAGCGAGCTTGTTTACGAGCCAGCTCTGGAATGCTGGGATGCTCATAGCCTGAATGTCGGCTGTGATCTCGATCGTCTTGATGAGCTTCTTGGCTGTGAGTGCTACATAGCCGACTACATCAGCGGAATCTGTGGCAGCTGTTCCCATTGCTGTCCATGCTGCATCGTTGACTGTTGTTGCTTTCGGGACTGATACATAGCCCGGAATGTGGAGAGCGTTCAGCTCTGCGATGAGCTGATTCTCTTCGAGTTTGCCGTAGATCTTGTTAAGAGTCTCGGTCGGGATAACGCTGGCTGCAGAGGAGAGAGCTGTTCTCTCTTCAATGTTGAGCCCTTTGCCCATGAGGGACTTAAGATATGCATCTCTGTACTCGACAGAATCAACTGCAAATGTTCTCTCTTCCATGATTGTCTCACTTTCTAAATTTTTGATGTGCTCGCCATCTTCTACTACAGCGCGGACTTCTTCCTTGCGGTCTTCTGCCTGCTGTTTGAGTTCTGCCTTGCGAGCATTAAGGCTGTCGATCTCGGCTTCCAGCGCCTCAAGATCCGCGCCGTCTGCCTCCATCTCTACATTGATCTCGGACATCCTCGTCTGGATGTCTTCGATTGACATGTCTCTGATCTCCATCAGATTAGTCCTCCATCTTCATTTTCATGCGCATCCTCTGAAGCTGCCTCTGTCTCTTCTCTTCTTCGAGTCTCTCCGCTCGTTCCATCTCGATCACTCCGTCGAAATAGCTGCGAGTCGATACAGAAAGCTCCGTCCCCGGATTTGCCGGGAAGGATACCGCTGATATATCAAAGACCTTCGCGATACGGTCTATGACTCTGGTGTGTGTCTTCTTCTCGTAGTGATCCCCATCTTCCGCAACTGTGAATGCGAATGACATCTGCGGATAGTTGCCTGCAGCGATGTCATCGTAGAGGTTCCTGGAGTTCACTGTTCTGCTCAGATCCGTCTGATGTCCGAGTCCGTGCTCGTCTGTGTAGAGCTGGATCGTTCCGGCAGAGCTTCTCGCGTATACCGGACCTTCATGGTCTACTCTGAAGACGACGTCACTCATGTCTGCATCATCGAATGCGTGAGGATCTATTCTCTCGGAATAGTCCACACCTTCGAAGCTGTACAGCACATAAGGATCGAATGTCGATGCATATCCTCTGACCTTGTATGTCGGCTGTCCTTCAGCACGTTCTTCCGGCTGGATCTGCATGAGCCTGTATTCACGTTGATTGCTCATTTTGTTCCTCCTCTGTAGAGTTCTTGTATTCTCCGCGCATGATCCGGATGTCGCCGCCGTCCACCGGAGGCAGGTTCCAGATCTCGCGGATCTCATTAATACTCATGATGCCTCTGTCTGCCATCTGAGCAGAGACATTGAGCTTGTCCTGATTGGACATGTACTGCAGTCTGTTCGCCGACGCAAAGATCTTGTTCCCTTCAGCCAGCTCACGCTGTGAGAATGTGAGGCGGTCCATTACGTCCGAGAACTGGATCGCGAACACCTCGATGCAGCCCTCATAAAAGCTCGCCCACTCATCGCCTGAAGCAATGTTCTGCAGGATCTTCTCATTCACGCCGAAATAGTTGTACACGTTTGTCTGGATCAGCTTCATCTGATCTGCATCAACATTGAATGCGGACTGATGTATCTGCTGGATCTCCGTGTATGTGTTCGGGAAGAGCAGGAGCCCTCCTCCGGCAACATCTCCGGCAAGGTTCTGAGCGCTGAATCTCTGCCTCTCTTTGGCGAGATCCTCAGGCTTGGAGAAGTTGTTCAGCTTCGCCATAAATCTGTATGTAGCGCTGTTTTTGACCGCCTCAGTGATGCCCTGCTTCTGAATGAGGAGCAGGTTCATCGTGTCACGGAGCGCCGCGTTCGTACTGCCGAAGAAATCATCCTGGTACTGGAACTTCGTCATGATCCCGACTTCCGCCACTCTGATGGCGGCTTTCTCTCCGGACTGGAATGTGTACTCTATCCACGGCTCGTCGTTGTACTTCACCAGCTCACACATGCTAGGCAGCAGCGGATAATATCCGGTGATCTCCATGTATTCTCCGAACACAGGAACGATGAACGCCGTGTTCTGGACTTCGAGGATCGTCGCCAGTCTGTACAGGAACTGTCCCCACGTCTGGAACTCGTTCGGAGCTCTCCGGAGTCGTGCCTGGAGTTTAGGCTTCGCACTGCCAAGCACTTCGACCTTCAACTTTGATATATGACGGGCTTTGGCATCGATGGCTGCTCTCACCAGCTCGCTCTCATATATCTGTCCTCCCCATGTAGTGAAGGTCGGCGCATACGCTGTGAAGGTCTTGAAGTATCCCTCATCCTGATACGGTGAAGGCTTTGGCGCATGCCCGAATATCTTGTCAAAGAGTCCCATATTCTACTCCTCGTTCATTAGTTGTGCGCTCGTCTCGTTCCACCACTTCTGTCTCACCGTCATGGCATCTATGAGCGCCGCGCACCCGTCTATATGAAGAGCCGGATGGACCTTGACCAGCTTGCCCCGGTTCCGTTCCGTGCTCATCTTTATTGCACTATTCAGGAGATGTGCCTTCAGCAGGTCATTGTCTCCGATGTGGATCTTCCTATCTTCCAGGAGTCCCTGAGTCTCCATCAGAACTCCGTAGAGGTTCTCGCCCTGCCATACATCGTCACAATGGAACCCGTAGCCGACGAGATCCTTCACGAGATACTGCGCACAGTATCGGTCATATCCGATCTGTAACGGCAGGATCTCGTATGTCTCGACCAGGTTCCTGAACCAGTTGTAGCAGTCCTGATAGTCGATGAAGTTCGTCCCGGAGGGAGTCAGCAATCCGCGCTGTATGTACAGCTGATACGGTATGCCGTCCCTCTCGGTCGCTTCATCTATTTTTTCACCGGGAAGGAAGAACTGACTGAACACGTACAGCTCTCCGCCGCGCTGGATCACGACGCAGCATGACGTGAGGTCTCGTGTCTGTGAGAGGTCGATACCTCCCACGCAGTAGCATCCTCTGAAATCTTCCAGGCGCAGCTGCGGTCCGCATGCATCCGTGACCACATTGGACGGAAGCCATGCGAGACTGCTGTTGCTCTTGATACAGGCGTACTTTGTGAGGAACTCGCCCTTCTTGGAGAGGCTGCCTTCAGCTATGGCGATCTCTTCCAAAAGGAAGTCCACACTGACAGATACTCCGAGATTCGGATTGGACTTCCGGAGCTCGTTGATATCGTTCCAGCTATCGATGTCGTCGATCATATAGAGGAATGGGAGCAGCTTCTTCTCGTTGGAGTCTCCCAGGAGGAAGCGTGTGGATCTCTTCATCAGCTCGTCGAATATGCTGTCATTCACATATCCGGAAGTCGTGCAGGAGATCAGGAGCGACTCCTTCCGAGCTCCCATGCCGCTCTTCATCACCTCATACTGTTTCAATCCGGCGTCCCCGGACCAGCTCGCCACCTCATCGCATATCGTCACGCTTGGATTGAATCCATCCGAACGCTTTGATGCGAATGCGATCTTTTTGACGGTCGAGTTTGTTCCCGGTATGGACAGGTCGGTCTGTCTGTGACGCGGCAGCATTGAGTCGTCGTGCACCTTGCGGTGCTGCGTGTCGCGCTCAGAGCATAGATCCTTCATCTGCTGATACTCCGGATCGAGCAGGACCATCTGCCACACATCGTTGTAAATGATATCAGCCTGATCCAGCTTCGGAGCTATGCAGAATATGCGCGTCCCGAATCCGGACTCGCGCCAACAGTAATCACAGATGCTGCTTGCCAGTTTGGACTTGCCGTTCTTCCTGGCTACCAGTAGAAACACTTCACGGAATTGTCGGAATCCATCAGCATCCACGATGCCGAAAATGCAGGAGATCATTGCCTTCTGCCAGAGTTCGAGCTTGAGGAGAGACGGTGCCAGGTCGCCTTCTGTGTGAAAACAGTGCGACTCTATCCACTCGACGGCGGCGTTTGCCTTCTTCGCATCAAAAAAGAACTCCTTCTTCTGGAGTCCTTCGATGATATACGTGTAGAGGGACCGGATATACTTGCCCACACAGAAACTCCCATCAGCAATTCCCTGATAATACGCATATATCCAGTTGTCTGCGGTTTTTTCTGCTTGTTTTGGCATATATCCTCTCTACGCGAGCGAAAATGTGCGAAGGAAGAC